CTAATAAACTTTTATTCTTAGCGATATCTTGACTTAATTTGCCGATAGACCTCATCACGTCTTCGTTGGTTGGTTGTGGTGCTAGCGGTTGCTCCTGTGGCTTTTCTTTGACTTGAGGTGCTTGTTGCAATTCTGGTGTCTTTGGTGCTGGTTGTGGCTGAGGGCGTGGTTGCGGTCGTGGTGTACCTGCATCTCCATTCGCTAATTCACGTACTCGCTCCGCCAATACCCAAATACCGTCATCTGCCATTTTCAGTTGTAGATAGCGTTTGTTGTTCTCGGTAGTTTCGTCTAATATCTCCGTTGAGCCGACAACTCGGAAGTAATCTCCTGTATTTATCTCACCATCTAGTAGATAGCCGTCTTTATCTGTTCTCACTGCTACAGACGCAGGTATGCCGTTGTCCTCCCAATCGAAATTATCAATTAGTCGGTTGCATCTAATCTGTCGTAAGTCGAATACAGTCGCTACTTCATCTGCGTAATACACCTCAGGAAGTGCTACACGCTTAGCTTCTTTTGGTTTGCCTACGTATCGATAGAATGCGTATGGAGGACAGCCTGAGGCACTCCAGAGCCAGTCGTGATTGTCTATTACAATACCTGCTTGATAGCGACAGTTAATGACATTATCTGCGTCCACAAACATTCCTGTATGGCCTAATGCACCACCTGAATTGCCACGAATACCCCAGATGAAGACATCTCCACGTTGTGTGTCTGCTTCGCCGTTAGCGTCCTCAGACAGTCGTACCCAGCCGTTCTTTTCCAGAGCGTCAAATAGTGTGTCTGTATTGCCAATCCAGTAACTAGCAGGTAAAAGACCTGCTTCTTTTAATGCGTGGTATACAGAGCTTGAGCAGTCATACGAATTTGGACCATTTCGACTTTCCATTGAATAAAAAACTCGACCTTTACGTGCGTAAAACCAAGCTAGTGCTTTTTCTATCATATTATTTCCTCCTTACTGTTTGTTGAACTTCTTCTTGTAATTCCGTAACGGTTTTATTTTGCTGAATTAAGTTGTTAGTTGCGTAAATAGCCAATCCTACAAGTGCGATTGCGAATAATTTCGCTAAATTGCTTGTTACAAGGCTCCAGAAGTTCATAACGCCCTCGACTTCAGTACGTTTGACGTATTTCTCTTCTGATTCTTTTTCGTGTTCTGCAATGTACGCTTTAAGCTGTGCTTGAGTAACGTTAGCACGAGCGATATTTTCAATTCGCTCTAGCGTAACAGTGTGCCTGTCGACACTCTCTTTAATATGTATAACGTCCGCCCCCAACGCTCCAAACTCTTTTGCTGATACTTCTTTGTCTGTGTTGTCCATACACCCTCTTTTTTTATTTTATATCTCTTTTTCTTATTCTAGCATAATACAGTATATGCGGTCTACTAATTCGCACAAGATAGACTTTACGACAATGCCACTTGCAGAAAAAGTAAAAGTAAAGCGCAATGACACGACTACCGATAAGTCTGTGAATATACAGTGCGGTACTGCCAGAATATTAGTAGGTAATAACCGCCCGTCTGAAGCTACCGCCAATATACAATTTCCAAAACAGTTTAAGAGCGGTACGTTCCCTGTGGTGGTCTGTACATTCATCGGATATACCCCCAATTCAGGCGACGACTGGACAGACGCTCCGAAAGATAACTGGGGTGGCGCGTCAATGAGTGCATTAGCGATTACTAACTCATCATTTAAGGCAACTATTCGTCGTTTTGACGGGTCTTGGCTAGAGGGTGCTTACTACTTTAACTGGATAGCAATTGGACAATAGACTAGATTATTCCTACCAGCCGCATACTGAATTCGCTGATAGTACTATCGCCACCGTAATTACGCTGGTCGCTACAGAATGCTCGTATATTGATTTCATCATTCTTTTTTAAGAGTAAATCTACAGATAAACTTGGTCGTGGCAAATGTCGGTCGTTATCTGTACCTCGGGTGCGATTGGATTCTTTAATCATTGTGCCGTTCTTAAATATGCTTATATATTCGGTATATCCAGAGAAGAAGCCAGTTTGTGCTATACCTGTTCTTGCGTCGATATGGTAAACACCGTCTTTAGGTACTTTAGCCGTGAATGTCTTCGTGTCGTACATTTTTGCAGTGTCATAGGCGACATTGTCGTATTTTACGATAGTAAACTGATTTTGTGGCAAAACTTCCCACTTAGATGAAGTAGCTGAAAACATTGGTATAGTCGTAAAGTCTATCTTGTCAGCCGTGATAGACTTTTCTTTGATTGCTGCTGTGACACTTGGTACAGCCTCTGGTTTTATCTTACCATTGTTGTCCAAGGAGTTATTTAGACCGTCAATAAGACTATTTGCCCAAAATGCAGTTGGAATACACTCAACGCAATCGCCAACTTCATTCCCAATATCTGTATACCCTGGTGCCAAAGTCAGGTTCGTCAAGGTGTTATTGTCTGGATTGACCTTGGCTTGCCAGCTTGTTTCATTGATGATTTTTACTTCTTTTGCATTGTCAGGGTCTGGTATTTTTTTGTAGGTTACAAAGAACACTGGGTGAGTTGTCGAGAAGCTACTCAAGTCAAAACAGGAGAGGACTGACTCGCCAGGTTGGCGAGCAGTCTTCACTGTAGTTGCTTCAGACTTTTTGTTATTAGCACTAGCTTTTCCGAACTTTTCTAACGTTTCTGACATAATTAAACTCCGTAAACAGGGTCTTCACCTTCAATTCGCTTCTTGACACCTAAGTCTTTATCACTCATCGCAACGGCTTTGATAGCTAGATTTCCTGGGGTTGTCGTTCCGTCTGGGTTAATCAACTCCGTACCGTCGTTGCCGATAGCTGACGTATCGTATTTAGCGATGTCTTGTGAGTAGCTCGACAATTCTGGAGCCGCCATAACGTTCAATTTACCTGTGTATTGTGGATTGACGAAACGAGCGTTTGAGATATAGCCATTCAAGCCGTTACCCTCATTCATCAAGCGGGTTCGTTCGCCGTGGTTGTCTGCGGCATTGTAAACGTCTGCCATCTTGTACAAAGTGTTTTGACGGTTCTGTCCCCACTCTTTGTCTGCCTCTGCAAGGTCGTACTTGTATTGGTCTTCAATCTTTGCTAAGTCATTCCTGTTTGCGGCGTCGAACTCGTTCCAAGCTGTGTCTAGAGCTTGTGAGTTCTTAGCGTATGTTGCGTTCGCCTGTCGGTTCGAGCGGTTAGCAGAGCTTAGAATGCGACGAGCCAATGCACGTGAGCCGCCAACACCCATTGTCGATAGAGAGCTGATAAGACCCTCTAGCGTGTTTCGGGTGTTGATATCGGTGTCATTCTTAGCCATACCGAAATCTTGCATCGTCGACAGTTTCTTGCCGTCGTACTTTTTCTTCTCTTTGGTACGCTCTTCTTGCTTTTCATTGACGTGTGCGTCGTGTGTCAATCGAGCTTTTTCTCGCTGAGTATTTCGTTTCGCGTCGTATACGCCGAGTAAGCCATTCAAGCTGTTTATCTGGTCTTGGTCAAGTTTCTTCGCAGGTGCTGAATAACCACCGCCGCCACCAAAACCGCCTCTGAAGCCACCGTCACCACTGACATAACCGCCGCCACCTCGTCGGCTAGGGTTTGGATTTGGGATAAATGAAAAGCCTCGTGATTGCCAATAGTTAGTTGTATTTCCGTCCCAACGACCTGCTGAGTGTGTGCCGCCTGCACCCTTCACCCAAACGTTTCCGTCTTCGCCGAGCCAGAACACACCGCCGCTGGATTGAGGTGCGTCGCCTCCCCAGCCGCCGCCGCCTCCGCCGCCTCCGCCGCCGCCAACGTGCTTATCTTGTTTCCATCCTATAATAGGTATCATTTTTTTCTCCTTTATTTGTTTTTTATCGTTTTACACACTAATTTTATCATATTGTTAGATTTTTATCACCCCCTTCTGGCTTAAGAACTCAATTCCTGTACCGATGTACGTGAACAGCAAGCTGAGGTGCGATAATTCATAATATGTGTTAGCGGAGTTCGACCTTACAGAAAAGCTTATATAAGCCGCATTCTTCCGTATCTTTTGGTCTATCTTCTTGTCTTTTGGCGAGAAGATGTCTGACGAATTGACAATAGGTTCGTCCCATCTTCGTCCGCCCCACTCTTTAAGACAATTTGTCCCGCAAGTGCGGATTGCGTCCCAGTCACTACTACTACTACTACTACTACTACTACTACGGTCGAAGGTTATCTTATTGGTCTTCAATATATCACCATTTTTTGAATGGACATTGATAGTTAGGTCTATAAGCCCTATCGCTGAGTCAAACTGCCAGACAGCCTTAAGTAGGTGTACCCACTCCAAATTGCTTTGGTGGAATGGTATAAGACCGCTTTCTATATAACAATCAAATACGCCACTTTCATCATAATGCTTGCGAGAGTTCTTGTAGTATCGAAGCAACTTGTTCCCCTGCCTTAGATATAAGCTCGGGCTTTCTTTCTTTGTCGACGCCCAACGGAATATACAGTCTGACGGTATTCGCCAGATAGACCAGATACCACCGTGTAAGATGTCATATACCCATATCTCGTTGTTCTTCTCTTGACCATATGCCACTGTCCAATACAGAGCTTCATCGTAATACGCTGCGTAACATCTGGACAAGTTAGAGTGCGACAAGTTAAGCACACGGTCGCGGATAGCTGAACTGATAATATCCGTCGACTGAATACCAGAGATGTTCGGCTTCACACCTGTAGACTTGAACCCGTCCATTGACAGGTAGTACACGTTGTTATTCTCGTGAATAACAGAGAACGGAGCGTCTGTTCCGTCGTTGCCCTCACGTTTCTTGAATTGGTATGTACCCTCGCTGAATGTCTGCCCGTTGACTGTCGTGGTATTGGTTGTTGCATAAACGTCCCAGATACCGCCTTGTCCTGCCATAGTACGGGTCAATAAGTTAATACAGGTAGTACCAGAGTTATCTCGTCCTAATGCCACCGCCATAGGTGTTTCGGTACCGTTATCGCCAACCTGGTAGCTGTCTGAGCCGTTAGCGGAACCGAAGTACAATTCATTGCCGACATCACCACCCCAGTAGACGATACCTTTCTTATCAATAGCCCACAATCTTCCTGCGATATTTGTAACAAACCACGCCACAATACCTTCTGTCGTGTTTTCCACAGGAGCAGATTTAAGTAGTGTTGTGGAGCCTGTATCCTGATGTTGCTTCTGCGTTGTTGACAGATTTTCAGCAATCTTGAAGTACTCGTCGTCAGATGGTGCACCTGTACCGACTGAAACAACCGCCACATAAACGTTCCAACTGGTTGCATTTTCATCGATAGTAAGCCCGTCAATCTTAATAGTAGCGGACTTTTTACCGTCCCAAGTGTCGCGAAGAGTAGATGAAGATATCTTAGCCGCTGGCGACATCTTCGTCGAGCCACCGACACCATTAAACGCTACTCGGTAGTAGTAGTCAAACGCATTTGTACCACTGGCGTTATTTGCTGTTACCTCAGGAGCTTTTGTCGGGTCGGCGACTTTAGAGAACCGCTTTAGAGTATTGTCTTTGATATTATAGCAGGTAAACTTGTCTACGCCGTTACCAATTATCACATTCTCATTGCTCTGGGCAAATGACGCCACATCTGTTTTTGTGAACGCCATATCGAACTTCTGCCACTCTGAATTGTCAGGTTTCAATACATACAAGTTTGTGTTTGTGTTTGTGTCGTCAGTGAACAGATTTAGCAAACCCTCTGTTCCGTCAGCTCGTTTGAATGGGAAGTCGCAACCTATTGGTTTCAGCCCTTCTGGTAAATCTGGAACGCCAGAGTGCAAAAACCCTCCACGTGGACGGACAACACCGTCATAGTCATAAAAAGCGTTATACGCAGTTTTCAGGGCGTCTTCCTGTAGACGGCTTTTAGAGAAGTAAGATATCTGTCCTCGCTTCCAGCTTCTAAGGTCTTTTATCTGAATTGCGTTAGAGTTTTTATCAGCCATATCACATATCCTTGAATGCTATTCTTTTAGGTTCCCTCGGGATAGCACTTTTAATTATTAGTGTTTGTGTTCGTTTGTTACTTCTACGCATTTCTTTCATAAAGATATCTGCTTGCTTGTAGTATCTGTCTGCGTTACGGGCAATAAACGGTACTGGGCTTGCATCGCACAAAGTGGCAGACATTGTTGCTACTAGCCACGGCACACTGTCGATATCCACCTCTTCAGAGCCTGAAGTGTAAACTTTCGGGTCGTGATAAACAGGTAAAGATATCTCGCAACCTATCAACTTTTCAGGAATATTCTTAAACCGTATTTTATCTCCAGCCAACGTACAAACACCGTTTCCTTCTGACGCATTGAACTTCGCGTTGTCAATCAACTTGTACTCTGCAACCGTCTTGCCTTGGTCGTCGATGAACCTCACACAGTCATACGGAGTGTCTGAAACGGTCAGTTTGTTTATATCTGGTATGGTATATGCCAGTTTACCCTGCTCTATCTTTTCTGGCAGTCTATAATCTATATCAAAGTACCTTTGCCACTTTATGTATGGCATATGAGCAAGTGCTTCCATAGATTGGTTTAGCACATTCAAGTAAGTGTTGAAGTCGTCGCTCCCCTCTATGACCTGCTCGTATTCACCGTTGACTTTTGTGTATGCTTTTTCAATTATTTGTTTTACCGTTGCCATTTTTGTTTACCTCAATTTGTTTTTTACTTCTGTTAGGATTTCCACGATATCAGCACTCAAGTCTAGCTGGTAGTCATTAGTTCTTTTATTCTTCCTAGCTTCCTCCCTGACGCCTACTGTCGATGAATATTTTGATATGTATTTATCAAGCACCCTATTTATCTTGTCTACCTCAGTAATGTTCTTTGGGGCTTCTTTCTCTCGACCAGTCTTGAACGTATCTCTATACGCCCCCCTCTGTAAAACCTCGCTGGAGTTATACATACTCTACCTCCTCTGGCTGTGGATATGCTGGTTGTGGTGTTACGTCAGCCTCAGTCAACTGAATGCCATATTTCGCCGCCGCTTGTATCTTACCTGCTGGTGGCAAGTCCTTAAATGCTATAGAAACTGACGGGGCTTTTATCTCCGCCATCTGAGCAGACTGCTGTTGTGTTTGTTGTGCTTGTTGTGCTTGTTGCTCGAGTTGTGCCTGTTCGGCTTCTTCTTGCTTGGCGGTTTCCAATCCCGCCTTGACTGCTTCAGCAATCTTAGAACTGCTTTCTAGGTTGGAACTCTTCGTTAATTCCTCAATCAAGTATGGTAGTGCTTCTCGTACTCCCTTAGCTACGCTTGGGTCTGCCTTAGCGACTTCAAAGAACCCTGTCATAAATGTGTTCAATCGTTTCAAGTCTTCTTCCTTAGCCATTTGACGTGTACTTTCGAAATCGACAGAGATGTTCACCTGCTGAACTTTACTGGTGTCTATAATCACGCTGTCGCCGTTTATAATCTGAGAAGGGTCTTCCTGCTCTATGAGGTTTATGTATTCACTATCAAGTTTAATAACCAACTGGGATTGTTCATTCGCCTCAGCTATCTTCCTTATCTCAGAGATGTATATGTTAATCTGAGCCTCAAGAGCTGCCTCAAAGAACTGCTCATAATTCTTTCGATAATAGTTGTTCTCAATATCTGCCTTACGGTCTTGGCTATTCACACCTGCTTGCGTCTTTGAATAAGTTGGGTCGCCAACCTCTGCAGAGATAGAGCTGTCGTTTGAGCTTGGCAATGACGATAGCAACACTGACTTCACCAGACTGAACAAACTTGGGAAGTTTTGAATAACTGTCGTGTCAATCGGCAACAATTGCATTGAACCGTCTTCGTCGTTTAGGAACATCGTATTCCCCTTTTCAAGTTCGAAGTTGTCTTCATCCAGCCCTATACCCTTCACAAACTTAGCAGGTTCCGTATTGTAATCCACTGTGTAAATGAAGTTGCGTAGTAGTGATGTCAAAGCTTGCTGTGCACCATAGCCCATCTCGACCAAAGAACGACCCATAATGTTTATACCGTCAAAGTCTGAATACAATCCCAAAACACGCCTGTAACCGCTGGTGTTCTTGACTACGCGTAGAATAGTCGCCGATTGGTAATGGTAAGTGATAATCCAATCGTCATCTACATAAACAAACAACTCATACAATCCTTCTGGAATGTTGAGTAAAGATGCATAAGTATGATTTGTTTCCTCGCGCCCCAAAGACGCACCCTTGCCATACTCAAGGACTTTCTTCAATCCTTCTATATTCCATTTGCCGTCTTCAGCGTCGCCCTTGTCCGTGCCGTTAATCAGCTTCTCGATAGAAGTCTTAGTTTTCATTGTGCGGAATTGAATATAGTTGGCACTGTTAATGCTTGACGCGTAAGCTTCAGGGAACAAATCCCCCCAGAAGATAATCTCAAAACCAACAGTGAACTCGGTCTTATTCCTGGTGAATGGGAAATACACAGCACAAGCACCAAAAGCCATAGCGTTGCGTAATGCTATCCAGTGCTTTTGTAGCAACGAATACCCCTCAGGAGTATTGTTCCTTAGGATAATCTTGTTCGCAATGTATTCATATTTCAAGTCTTCTACTTTACTTTGTGCGTGGGCGTCGACGGTGAATGTCGGTAGCCTTTGAATAACATTCTTCGGCGTTTTCTCTATGTAAGACGACAGGGTGTTGTCCACCAACTCGGAATAGTCCATTTTGCTATCGACTTCCCCTGCTGGGGGTTTACGATAAAAGATTTGCTCGTTCCTTTCAGCGAACCCTTTCGTCGCCTTTTGCATAAAGTCGTAGCTCTGTTCTAGTTTCTCAATTAAATCTTCAATTTTTATGTTCATTTTTTTATTCCTCTTAGTCTTTATTGTAACACAAGATTATATACTCCCGCCATCGTAATTCTGAGTTTTATTACGTTTAATTCTTCCGTTAATAGTGGTCTTGATTGATACTGGTGTATATTTGCCCATACCGACATTCTCCATCGAGCGACCCTTTACTGAACCCCATTGAAGACCTGCGTCGCCACGATTGCCTGTTTTGTCCGAAGCACCAAAGCCATTTCCTCGTCTGCCACCGCCAAATCCGAAGAACCCGCGTCGTCCGTATGGCATAAAGTATCCCTTGCCGTTGATACCATTCTCGTCCTTGTACTCAGCCGCTGGTGTGGTTCCTTTACTTCCCAGCATAGCGTTCAAGGCATTCCACAGGTGTGTCTGACCAGATTTAGTAGAGCCAAGCCCACCTTCATCGAAGAAACCGCTGTTATTCAAGGTGTGCATAAAGTTGTTCAACTTCTGGTAACTAGGGGACTGTGTTAGGATGTTGTTCTCTTCTGTTGTCAAGTTAGTCTTAGCTGTGTTGTACTCCTCGTAACTAATCTGCTTAGATTTAAGCATACCGTACAAGTTATTCTTATGCGTAGAGATGTCATATAAAATCCCCCTCTGGTCAGCTGGTAAATCAGTCTGAGCAATAGCATTTCGGACTGATTGCATTGAGATAGGTAGTTGTGTATTCTTACTTCCTGACTTATTCGGAATGGACGCGTCAGACCTTAATTCCTTACCATCTAGTTTCAACAGTTCTGAGCCGCTATCACCGAAGAACCCGTCCTTAATTTGGCGAGATAAATCAGCCAGTTTACCATTCTTCTCTAATTTCTTAGCGTTATCAGGTTTGCCGTTGTCTGCGTCCAAGAACGTAATGGCATTATGTACAGACCTGAAGTTATTATCCTTGCCTGTATTGTATGTACCAAACATTTCACGGACGTCTTTGCCAAGACCGTTTTCCTTACCGTACTTAACTAAGTCGTCAATTCTCGAATTAAACTCGGCACTGGCAGGGTCATTTATCTGTTTATGGATAATTGCCCCTTGGTTATCCACTGTACGTACACGACCTGCGGCATCTCGGCTGTCTGGCAACGTTTCTCTGAACCAAGGGTCGTAAGCCTGACGAATGCTGTTCGTTACCCACTTACCAAAGTCTTTATCATAAGACGACTTGGCGTTCAAACTATCGCCCTTCAAGATGTTACCTTCCAAGATACCTTTCTTCCCCGCAAGCCACGGCTGTATACCGTTGTTACTAAACGGAACGAGAGATTTTATGTTGCTGACGGCGTAATTCTTCGCTTGGTACATATTGTCGCCCTCTTCGCCTTCGCCATTTAACCATGACTTTCCTGCAGTTACGAGGTTGTCAGTGCTACTTACGTAAGGCAAGCTATCTGAGATAGCCGCCATAGCCTCTTTAGCTGTCATTTTGCCCTGAGCAATCTTTACCGCTGTATATGCACCTGCGATTTCTGATTCAATATTAGTTGCACGAATTGGGACATACTCATCTTTGCCAACACGGATTAAGATACCGCGAGGCTGATTCGTCTTGTCGCCATTGTTGTATATAATATTTCCTGAGCCGACCAATCCAGCAACCACACCCACAACCCCATAGTCGACTGCAGTGTTTTTAATCAATGCGGCAAGGTTCTGAGGTCGCGTCCTAGTAACAGATAACACCTCATCAATAATAGTTCTATTTGGAACCAACCTGTATGCGGCGTTTATAGCAGTGTTAGTCGCCACTCGAGCGTACGGCAGAGCCGCCTCAGTCAAAGCTGCGGCAATACGTTGCTTAGGAGTACCACCAGCCTCAAAGCCTTGAACCAACTTCTGAGCCAACGTTTGCTGACGCTCAGCCAGTGCGTGCAACCTGTTACGTGCGGCGTCGCTACCTGTCGCCATCAATTCGTGCCAGGCTCGGATAGCCTTGTCTGCTTGACGGCGGTTAGTCATAGCGTTATGAACACCGTTTAAGACATTGACTAATGCCTCAGTGTCTGCGTCCATCATTCGAGAGAAGTTCACGATTTCTTGACGAGTAGGATTTTTGCCTGCCATTTTCAGGGACGCTTCTGCCAACGCCTCACGTATTGGAGCTTTACCCAGATTAGAAGTACCAGTAACTGGCACCATAGCCGTTTCAAGCGTGTTGCCTACGAACCTTTTAGCACCGTCAGTTACAGATACAGGTCTGAAGTTCTTCCAGTTGTCAAACGCTGAGTGCAATGCCGACCCATAGACATTACCACCATTCTTCAAAGCTCGAGCTGAGCGGATAGGGTTCTTAGCGAATGTTTCCGCAGTACCCATAATGTCTTGGAGCAAGTTACGTTCTATGCCTGGAGCACTTACAAGCTGGTTAGCGTTCTTCATACTAACTAAGTTCTCTGTAACATATGCGGCTTTATGACCAAGCGATTGACGACTGTCAGCCAAACGATTCATTGCGTTTAACTCTGTAGCTATCGCCCCCTTCTGACGCTCAAGCGATGACCATTCCTTGGTTAGCCCTGACGCGTCTGTCAAATTGTCGTTCCTAACCAGTTTTCGGTGTTCCTTTTGGATTTGGTTTTGGCGGTCGATGATTTTCTCCATTTCAGCATACTTTTCCGAGTACCGCTTTTTCATCTTGTCGCTTAATTTAGCTTCTCCTAAGATGTCCCCGATTGGCAACTCAGCGTCGCGTGATAAGCCTGACGCTTGAGCTAGTGCCTTCTTAAAGTCCGTTGGAGCCGCCGAACCAGTTACGGCACGTTTTGCAAGCTCTTTCATACCGATACCGCTACCACTACTCTGCTCAGGAACCATTCCGTCTGGAAGAGATTTTGTAGGGACTGCTTTTTCAGCCTGATTTAATTTAGCATTTATCAATGCTTCTTCGGCTTGAGTTGAGCCCGCTTTTGCCTCCCTAAGAGCACGCTTTTGAATAGATGTTAGAGGCTTAAGGTCTTTACCTAATATGTCCTTAATCACCTCTTTATTCTGCCCTGGAATCTGCAGTTTGATTGGACTCTCATTCTGCCCTGGGATTTGTAACTTAACAGGACTTTCATTTTGTCCTGGAATCTGCAGTGGTCTCTCTTCTTTCAAACTTGGAGTACCTTCCAAAAGTTTATCCAAGTCCTCTTTAGCTTTTACGGAACCAACCTGAGAATTGTCAGGCAAATTAACCCTCTCTGCCGAGGTTAGCTGTGGAAGGTCTTCTCGCAAGCCCTGAGGTGTATTAGAGCCTCGGTCCTGTACAGAGGGTATCTGTTGTGTCTGTGGCTCTGAAATACGCTCTGGAACACGCTCTGAGATACGTCCCTCAACGTCCACCTTACCTTCAACTGAGTTAGTTGGTAGCCCCTCTGTTTTTTCTTTCAAGATTTTATCAAACGAACTGACGTTAGGGTCGCTATCAACCCTTGTCGATATATCGTCCGCCTTTTTCGCAAGTGAACCAGGGAGTTCAGATTTCGCACCTGCTGAGATATCGTCCGCCAATTCTTTAGTGAACCCGTTCCTGACGCGAGATACGCCCCGACCCACGAGGTTAGAACCGAGCCCCAGACCAAACTGAGATGTACCAGCTAATGTAGCGTCCCCTACGCCAGATTGAATAGCTGTTCCAAGGTCGCCAGTATTTCCGTAAGTACGACCAGTAGTAGCTACGCCAGTCAACACACCGTTCATACCTGCTTCTTTCCCTGCCTGGATTAAGACAGGTCGAAGCTCTGCGAACCTACCAGCGTTTTTTACTACAGAAGCTCCTTTAGCTATATTCCCAGCTGGGTTGATAAACTGAGTAGCGTCCAAACCGACTTGCAAACCTTGACCACCAACCGTAGAGAAATCACGAACCGTTCCTTGACCTGCCGCAATACGACCCGCCGCCTCATCAGCACCTGAAACACCGACCAAATTATTACCAGCGATATCTTTGGTGTCGTGGATTTTCTTTCGCATACTCTCACCACTCTGCCACAAGTTTTTAGCCGCCGTATTCTCGTCGACACCCATTGCACGGTCTCTCAAGTAATTAAGGACGTGTCCACCTTGAACCGCGGCGTCTGCCACACTACCAACACTTTGTTGGAAACCAGCCCCCAGCATTTTTATAAAGCCCAAAAGTCCTTCATCTTTCTGTGGGGCGGCGTACTTGCGTTGCTTCAATTGTGAAGCGGACGCTTGAGCTTGAGCCGCCGCCTGCATTTGAGCCTTGTCAAAGTCTGAAAGTTGAGGCTGTGATTGAGCCGCCTGAGCCTGAGCTGCCTGAGCAGCCGCAGCTGCTTGAGCCTGTGCCGCTGCCGCCGCTGCTGCTGCAGCCTGAGCTCGTGCCGCCGCTTCTGCCTCGTCTTGCCTACGCTTATTCTCGTCTGCTTGAGCTTTCTCGTCAGACATCAAGTAATTGCCGTCTTGCCCTTGCTGTCCTGCGTCGCCAGCGAAAATACCTAGACTACGCCCTGTACCAGCCGCGTCGTTCTGTGCAGGTTGCCAGCCCTTATTCGCCGAGTTCCAGCCGTCTTGAACAGAATGGATAGACGAATTAAGCTCGTCTTCCTTCTTTTTTCTTTCTTCGTCATCGTCATACCAATTATATGTTGCCATTTTTATTTTTCCTTTTGTTTTAATTTATAACTCTATAATACCAAAAAACCCTGTATAAATACAGGGTCAATTGGGGTATGGATGGTACTAAGCTGTAGCGACGATAGCGACACCCTTGTTTTTTGGAGTTGACACTACACAAGTGTACATATACAAACCAAGCACCAAAGTACCAAAGGCTACGTTGCTTTCGCTAACCTTTGAGTCGTCCAAGAAACGTGGAGCGGATACGACATCTGGGTTGACAAGGATAAGTCCGACCTTAGTTGGCATCAAGTCAGCTGGGACTTCCTTAACCTTAGCACCGTAGAACATACCGATATCACCAGTTCGCATGCTCTTCTCAAGACCACCAGTAAATGGCGACATGATATTAGCTGAGCGAATGTTATCCGCAGTCGTAGTATTAACATACGCAACACAGTTGTTACGGAAAAGACGAGCGTTAACCAGGTAGGCACGAGCCTTCAAGAAGTCTGCAACACCGTTCGCAGTGGCAGTAACTTTCTGAGTAGTCGTTGTAGCGACACCCGCCAAGACACCCAATCGGTAAGCGTCAATCATTGGAACAAGCTGTTCTGCTACGATAGCGTGCAAAATCTTACCACCTTCAACAATAGAGTTGTTCGTTACGGCGATGGTCTTGTCCAAGAACTTCTTGATATCTTTTTGCTGGTCAAGCGTATAAGTAGCGATAGTACTGTCTACGTTTGTGATACCCGCCATTTGCTGAGAAATAGTCTGAGTCGCATTGTGGTCTGTAACCGCACCAGTTGTGGTTACTGTACGAACCTTGACTACTTTTGAACCTTTTTTGAACTCGATTTCTTTGTTGTTTCCTTCAAGTTCTTTTGTGTAGCTCTCATCATCGAAAGGTTGGTCGATAAGATTGCTATAGATTTCTGTTGGTGTAATTGCCATTTTATCTTCTCCTTTTTGGATTGTGTTTTATTATTGTTTGTGTTTGATGAGACACCTTTTGCATCAAGTGCTTTTGCTTCATATTTTACAGGGGAGATGAATACCCAAATCATACTTTTGTGTAAAACACAAGCTTGTAGCTTACTTTCATTATATCATAAATACATATTTGTCAACAATGAAAAACCGCCTCATGGCTGGACGGTTTTTCGAAAAGATTGGAAGTTCTAGAAGTGAGTACACTTCCCTTTAATTATACTACAATTCTTCGTATTCGCGAGCAAGAAGGTCAGCTTTTTTCTCTTCCAGGCTCTTCATCTGGATTTCAGATAAAGTTCCTTCATCGTTATCTCGCAACATAATCTCGCCCGTTTCATTGTCTTTGACCAGAGAAAAACGAGATTTTACGTTCTCATCAACAGCAATCTGGAAGTTTTTCGAGCCAGAGATAGCTTCACGTAAAACACTGGCTAATTCAGACGCTTCGCCTGTTGCTGGTGTTGCTGGTGCTGGTGCTGGTGCTGGCATTTCTTTCTCCTCTACCTTAGTTTCTACTTTTGGTGTTTCTTCTACTTTTGGCATTTCTTTCTCCTCTACCTTTTATATTTATTTTTTTATACCGTACATTTTATACAATTTATCAGCCGCTTGCTCTAACGGGTCAGACGATGGCGAATGATAATATGCGGCGTCCTCACTCTCCACTGTAGCGTCAAGAGCATTCAATGGGATATTTCTCTTTGTGTTCCTCAATGTTGACGCCGCCTGGAGTATCAACCTAGGGTCTAGTGAGAAACCTGTAATAACAGGATTGTTACCGTAAGGGTTACCTGGCTCTGTGCCTGGAGCATATTCCAGACTACCTTCGATAAGCGGCATAATAGTGTCAGAAAACTCCTTATCAAACTTATCACTTCGGACGTCTAGTTCTGCGGTGTTTTCCAAGATATTATTCAGCAAGTCGTATGCTTCGACCGACTTTCTCATAATCTCTTCAGATTGCTGATATTCCCGGTAATCCTGGATTTGGGATTGAAGAGCCTGGTTTTCACGTTCTGCCTGTCTTTCGTTGTACCCGTCCTTCCAACGGCGATAAGCAAGTTCCTGCTGAATGTCGTCCAATTCTAAGATATTGCCATTTTCATCTTGCACGTGACGGAAGTCTTCTAGCGTATACTCAGGGTCTTCCAACTGAACGCGTTCCTGCTCCAACTGTTGCTGTAGCTGTGCGTATTTGCGTTCAGCTTGTTCAGCACGTGCTACTGCTTCGTTTTTTTCCGAGTTGAGCTGGCGGATACGCCTTTCTGCCGCTGGGCTGGATTTGCCTGGTCTTTTGACTTCTTCTCCACTTTCATTGCCTTCATCATCTCGTTCGCTATCGCCCGAGCTTCCTCGTTCAGAACTTCCATCTTGTTCGGATTTGTCTTCGTCAGTTCCATCACCAGTTTTTTCTGCGTCCTTTGAAACCTTGCTATTATCCTTTGCGTCTTTCTTGACGACCTTTTGGCTCTCATTCCCTGAATCGTCATTATCGTCTGAAGAAGCTTCATCTTTCGGTTTACTTTGATTGGAACCATTTTTCCGCTTTTCGTTCGAAGTTCTTTTGTCGACTTCAGATTTTCCTTCATCTCCGCTGTCAGACTTCTTAGGGCGACCACGGGTCTTAGGGACATCAGCTTTGACCCCAAACTCTTCGTAAAGCTGCTTAGCCTGCTTTTCAATAGAGTCTTGTTTTTCTGTGAAGCCTTGTTCTCCACCTTGAGTTTCTTTGACCTCTGTTTGTTCATTCATCTATCTCCCCCTGTTGAAGAATTGTGTTTTTTATTATCTAAATTGTATCACACTATCGTCTGAAAAGTGAAAAGTCTTTTCTTTTTTTCTTTTTACCGCCAAGCGAAAGTTCTGCCTCAAGGAACTTTTCGAGCTGTTCTTTCTTGCTTAGTCCTTGGACGCCCCCTGCCGCAGAGTTCTTTATCGACACCCGAGAGAACCCTGTTTTACCAGTGATATTATATTTCTGAATTGCTTGCCCCATATAACATAAGCTGTCCACGGTGTCGCTATACCCGCCCTTGTGGGTAGGCTTCGATGACCAGACATGTTGCTTTTCGTTCCATTCGTATTCCATTTTCTCCAAGCACTCAATAACGCGCGTCAGCCTCTCGTCTATCTGCAACCCGACAAACACCCTACGCAAGAAGTTCAATTTATCCTCCACTCGGTTTGGCTTGCTTAGCACCACCGTGTTAGTAACCCCCTCAAGCTCCAACGCCCGTTTATAACTCTCATTTCTAGCACCTCGACGGTGGGCGGCGTCGTGAGGAAGGAAATGTGTATGGACCTGCCAACCTCTTTCTTTAATCTCTCCGAGGTACCAAGTAACGTCCTCGTTACGGTTCTCGATATGGTCAAGGACAGTCGGGAAGCCTTTATCGTCAACCTGGAAAAGCACGATACTCGTATAGTCAGCAGAACCTAAGTCCCACGCTGTATAGTACTGTCGTGAGCTATCGCCCTGCAAGACAGCTACACGCCCCTCGTCCTTCATAATCTTTGTCAACGCACCAAACACCGAACCAGAGTTAGGACTAACCCAACTCGTCATATACTCCTGTTGGTATAAGGCGTCATTGCCGTACTTGCTGATAATCTTAAGACGCTCCTGTTCCAAAAAACCAGGTGCCATAAACTGAGCGACCTCTTCCATACCGCAGTGCATATTGTTCGCCAATGCGAACTCAGGGTGAGCCAAGGCAAACTGATACTCCTCGTAAAAGTGGTTTTTGCCACGTGGCGTTGAAATCATCACACGCCAACCACCAGTTTCCGCGAGCATAGCTGTAACCAATTCGATTGAATTAGGATTAAGGACGGCGTACTCGTCGAACACCACGCCCATAAGACCAGCACCCACCAACTTGTCGACGTTGTTGATACCGATAAGCTTAATAACGGAGCCATTCGTCAATTCAATCTCAAGCTTAGCCGAGTTCATACGCACTATCATATTTTTCGGTATCATATCGAGGAAGCGGACACCTTTTGATGTCTGAGCAATCCAAATGTCGTTATATGCTGTCGAGTAGTTGTTAAAACAATACCAGTATGTTCCTGGCTTAGTAGTCGCCTCACGGATAAGTAAGTTCCACGAAAACAGGGATTTACCCGCACGACGCGACCAACATAACACGATATAGCGGATACCGTTATCAAACGCCTTTAATATAGCCTTCTGATAGGCTCTTAAGACTATACCTCCGCCAATACGTACAAAATTATTGTTCATCAGCCTTCTTTTTCTCTTCTTCCAGCTCTCTCCAATGCTCATCATTGAGATGACGAGTTAAAGCTCCCTTGGAATAAAGTACCAGCCAGCAATACGGACAAGGGTGTGCTATATGAGCATTCCCATTCACCTTCTTTTTCATCCCATAATCTCACTTTCTATATACCACACGCCGTCATCGCCCTGTATGGCTTCATATGGGGCTATCTCAGCGTAGTTTTCTAACAAAAGGGTATCTAACCCATCTAACCTCACTACGTCGGCTACAGCACCGTCTAAATAGTTAAATAGCAGGTCTATAGCTCCAAGGTTGCCACCACGCATAGCCACGGCATAGACATTAGAGGCAAGAACTCGAGCCACGGTATGCTTATCGCGGGTATCGCCCACCTCATACGCATATGCCTGCCCGCTCTCACCCACTTCGTCTAGTTCTTTACGCAAGATATGTCCTGGTGAGTTAGTCTCCTCAATGATAACTGGCTCGTCGCCCTGCTTTACCGCCACAGTTTCGTCCTGTACCCGTGTTGGCTCCACGGGCTTGTCGAGTTTCTTTGTAGCGTCAGGAAATATCGTACGAACGACGGTGCGTTTTATGACCAAAACCCGCTCAGGCTTACCAAGGATACGCTCAAACGCCATTTTCATCGCCTTCACGTCATTCTCCTCACAGCAGACACGTAAAAGTTCTGCCACCACAGCCTGATTCGCACTCATCTCGGGGACTGCTTGACGAAACTCCCGATAATTCATCGGGAGAAAGTCGTTAAAAAAGTTCTGGAGCTTCTTCTTCTGCGCCATAATATTCTTTCCTCAACTGCTCCCCGTACTCGTCCCAGTCGACCCGCAAAAAGTCCTCACCGAATTGCCTCGACAACTCCCTGAAACCCTCTTGCATTGCATCTACTGTTTCCCTCGTGAGCATATATCTGTTAGCCCCCTCATAAGCATATTTGTATTCCTGATAGGTCAACACGCGACCTTCCTCAATACACATTTTACCATAAGTGTTAGCCTCGCGTAACCACAATACCCAACCATACATCTGGTATTTGTCGATTGCTGGTCGCTCCACCTCACCCTTAGCTAGCTTGATGGCACAACTGACCGCGTAGTTAAGCCACGCCTGCTTGTCCGCCAAGATAAGCCGTTTCATATGACCACCGTCAGAGCGTGGGCTGATATACGTATACAGACAAAACCGCACGCGGTCAACCAGCGATTGCTCGAAACTCATTGTGGCTGGAGCGTTAGAAACCACCTCAATAAAGCCATAATTGGTCGTCTGATACACCTCACCACCCTTAACCTCCACCTGGATAGGGTCGCCACTCGCCATCAAATGCAGCGTACCGTAGTTGTCGTTGTTCTGATTTTTCGCTCCCTTAGCGTCCGCGTCATACAGATAAGTCGTGTTGTCCATATGCTGAGTGTAGAACCGCCCCCAATTCCTACTCAGTGAAAACACGCCCGCCCCGTCGCCTAGCACCTCAGCCAGCCCCTCAGCCAGCGTACTTTTCCCTGTACGGGACTGACCAAACGTGAAAAGTAGCCCGTGCTCACCAATCAAAGCAGACCCTACCGACCAATCCCTGACCGCCTGCTGATGCTCGTCCATCGTCGCATACCACTTCTGCCAAGCTGGTGTCGGCGTGTACTCTGGGTTGTATGACAGCTGTGAAGACCGAGTAGTCGGATGTAGCAAAAAGCGGGTTTCCGACTCGTCCAACTCCCCTGTATACCCGTCAAGTACCGCATTCCTCATCTCAAAATACCGCCTGTTGTCAAACGTAATCTCTGAAGCATACACCATAAAGTAATCCCAGAGGGCTTGTTGTCGCTTAGTCGACCAGTTGCTATCCCTCAGTTGCTGGCACTCCCGCATCGCATCCCGCCAAAACGCTACCTGCTCGCCACGACGGTATTGCCGCCACTGACCGCCCACTCGGATAGCCAGCCCATGCTCCGACCGTCTGAGATATAGTGGTGCCTCGGAAAAATGCTCCACCACCCTCTTGTAAAACCATTGCAACACGTCCTGGTTGCGTGCCGTTTCGGCAAGTGTTGGGAACTCGTCCGCTGTAGTCGCCTCGTCCATCACTCACTGCCTCCTCGCACCACCACTGAACTGACCTGCCTCAGACTCACAAGCACCGTGTCCCCCAGCTTGTAATCCCGCAAACTGACCCACTCCTTATGGTCGTCAATCGCCCGCCTCAGCCTCTTAAACTCCTCTGTCGTTAAGTGATACACGTCCTTATTCCGCATCACCACAAGCACCCTACTCACTTTAATCCCCTCCTGATATTTGCTTAATTGATTAAACCCTAGCTGTAATCCGTCTTAGCCTCGGCTCGCCAACTCCTCACGCATCGCCGCCTGCTTCTCCCGATACTGCCGCTGGTACCGTCGCTGGTAAGCCGTCGCCTTCTCCCGATGCGCCTCACGCCACGCTCGCTGGTAATCTCTCGCCTGCTTCACTAGCTTGCTCCGCACCTCCTCAACGTCTGATTGCCCCTCTCTCAGTTGCACCACTCGTATCCGTCCGTGCAAATATAGCCTAACACTCACTCGCACCAACTGAATACTCGGCTCTGATTTCTTTCGGCTGTATCTGAGAATATACTCCCCGTTATCTATCACTGCCTTATCGATATTGTGTTTGTCGGCAAATTCAATCAATGATTGGTGTTGCTCAACAAGATGTTTCGGTAAAAATTGTTCTTCCATATTTCAATAATAGCATAGTGAGGAGATGTAAGTCAATATATTGACAAAGTTTCAAATTATTTTCCTGGAGAGAGGAAAGGAATATATATATGCCTCCTCCCTCCTCCCTTTTTATGCATACCCCCCCATATAGTTTATTATATGTCAAATCTATTATATTCTATACATATGCTATATTATACTATCTACTATACTTGACATCCTGTAAAGTCTATAAAAAGTATATATATTTTACTTATATATTTATTTTTTTTTTTTCTTAAAAAAACAAAGAAAAAAAAATAAAAAAATTTAAAAAAAAATCTTCTCTGTAATTTCATAAAACAAGGCATAAAATAAAGTTACTCACCCTTGACATTTTACCCATTATATTATGTTTTATTTACAACACTCACCCATACACAAAAAATATACAAAAAAGTCAAAAAAAGTATACAAAAAGTATTGCATTTATGTACACACTTTGCTATAATAAAGACAGTTAAGAAGGAAACAGCACAACATCAATCAAGGTGCGATAGTCAACACTTAACGAATAACTATCAAAATTAAGTCAAACGGAAGGGCAAAATGCTATGACTAGAAGCAATATCAGAACTAAAGACGGGCGGATATCAGCGTACGGGTTTGCGTGCGGGTATATCGAGGCGGTAGAGAGCGGTAGCAAGCGCGCGACGATTTTGATGGAGCACGGCGTGTACCACGTGCAGTGGAAGCTGGACGACGGCGAGATGTACCGCTACTGGACGCGTGAGGGCAACGGCTGGGCGACTTTTGACGCGCTAACGGATGCACGCGCACAATATGACAAGGTGAAAAAGGAAGTAGAGAGGTAGAGCGATGACTATACAGGAATATCAAGCAATCAAAAAACATCTTAATGAATGGTACTCAGACGATGAATTACGCGAGATGCTGGACGATGCGACGGGCAGAGAATTAGTAAAGGGCGGCTGTTTTGCTTGTACTTATAGCGACGCGTGGGACGCGATGGCGGAATGGTATGGCGACAAGTTTGACGCTAGCCGCTACATCTCAACGCGAGCAACTGGACCGTACTGGGATGATATCGACGATAAAGATTATTATCTGAAAATGCGGGGGAATAAGCCGTATCTGTGGACGGTCTACGTTGACAAAGTGGCAACAGCACTAGAGAAAATTAAGAGAGAGGGCGAGAAGAATGACTAAACGCGAGAAGATAGCTCTAGCGGTGGTGCTGGTAGTGGCGGCGGTGGTGGTCTATATCGACCACCAGAACACCCAGGAATGTTTGAGACGTGGCGGGGCGGAATTAGTTTGTTACGGTATAAAAGGATAAGAAGAGAAGAGAGGATTATTAAAATGAATATTGAAGAGATTGCCAAAGATATGGCACGAGATGGCTATAACCTAAAAGACGACGGAGCGAATAATAGAGCACTAAAAGAATACCTACAGACGCAAGCGGGACTGGAGGACTATAAAGAGTGGATAACGTCTATGCTTGAGGCGCAATACAACAGCGAGGACGTGGAGGAAACTTTGAAAAAATGCACGGTGGCGGATTGGCTGGACGATATGCTAAATACACCAGGCGAGCCGATAGCTAAGGATATCCTAGACGGATTGCGGGATAAAGAGATTGCGGCGTGGATAGAGATATTAAGTGCGCTAGAGAACACTCACGACAAGGTCAGGGAAGCGGCAGAAGACCCAGATGACAGGTATTATCTGGAGCTATCTCAAAATCTGGGGACATTGTACGTGATGAGTAATGATGATTATAGCGTGGTTGAGGCGTATGACCTCTGGGCAATCCGGAACAAGCTAGAAAAATACGACAGCAACTGGACAGAGGCGGATTATTGGGACATTAAAGAGGTAGTAAGGTAGGAGTTTGTAAAATGAAAAGAATGTTACCAGCACATCAGTTTAAGGTTGGGCGTAAGACATATGGATTGACGCAAGCTGACGCAGATGAATTGTACCTGATTTTTGAGGGAAAGACTTCATACCGACAAGCCTATGAGTGGGCTAAGGTTGCGCGACCTTATATGTCGCCAGAAGTATGTGAGGTGTTAAAGGCGATGGCTGAGCGAGAGGCGCAGGGGCATGAAGTAATTTATAAGCACAGAACTAACTAGCACAGATGATTAAATAAAATTGCCTGCCCGTGGCATAAAACGGGCAGAAGGAGAACTATATGCAAAAAACTAAAAAGCCGATGAAGTTTATACGGATTGAAGAAGAACTTCTGAACCAGATTAAAGAGGTTGCGGAAAAGATGCACGCGTCTACAACGTGGACGGCAGGCTACTTATTGAGGCAACAACTTAAGGCAATTGAGCAGGAGAAGACTGATGAGTAAAACTATAATAGTTCACGATGACCGAATTGACATATTGAAAGACGGTTACAACATCATTGAACGTACAGTTTATCTGAACGGACAAGATTTGCTGAGATTGTTAGGCGAGATAGAAGAAACGGAGGAAAAATAAAGCAAAAAAAGTGTTGACAAATTAGAACGAGCTTGATACAATAAAAACATAGCAAAAGCAAAGGCTATAAAGGACATTTCAGCGATTAGACGGCAAAAGCAGTGGAGCGGCAACCACTAATAAAATAACCGCCGAGAGTCTACCCTAATCGCGACCTCACACAACCTAAACTGGAGCTATCAATCCCACATAACAACAACGTCAAGCAATAGCGAGACAGGTTACCGAATGGAAAACCTAGCGACTTGTGCGACAAGGGACGGTTGACGAACTTTAACAACTAGGATAATCAGAGCAAAACGACGCGGTTTTATTCTCAACCGCATAACTGGACTAACAATCAGGTCTCGTTTCATCTATGGGTTGTTAGTCTAGCTGGCGACATCAAAACCTTAAAGTAATTAACTCACTTAATGATATACACTTGGTGTCGCCTTGCCCCAGTTATGCGGTTGACTTCAATCGTCTTGAATATCGTTTTGCCTTGATTGCTGAGTGCGATGTTTTTTTGCCCACCCGTGCATCGTGCTTGGCAATCAGGGTGTTGTAGGCGACTGCGAGCGTCTACAACCTCTGGGATATATTCCACCATAGCTCAATAGGTAGAGCACTTCGCTGTTAACGAAGGGGTTTGTTGGTTCGAGCCCAACTGGTGGAGCCATATAATATTAAATAAGCATATCTAAGCAAAGGAGGTATGTATGAGTGTAACTTTACGAGAAGTGCTGGAGTTTAGCGGCTATAAGCCATTAAACAATCAGCAAGACGCGACTTGGTTGCTATCAAGGCGTAAAGAGTTCGAGGAGTTGCTAGAAGGGGCTGAGAGCTTGCTAGAAGACTTAGCTGAGCAACAGATAGAAGACGAGAACGACTTAAGAGCCGAGTTAGCGGAAGAATACGCCGAGCGGTCAAGGCTAGAGGAGTATTGAGAATGGTAGATTATAGTAAAGAGTTTACATTATCAACTGCACCACAACGGTCGGCTGAGTGGTACAAAGAGCGTGCGGGCAAGCCGTCCGCAAGTATGCTTGCCGAGTTATTCGAAACTAAGCGAGATGGCACACCTACCGCTAAGGCTAAGGAATATCTGAAAAAACTAGCGTTTGAGCGACGTTTTGGCGTTACTTATAATAGTTTTCAGACCAAAGCTATGGCAGACGGTGTGTATTTTGAAGATTTCGCTAAGCTGGTGTACCAGAAAGACACTGGCAACAAATTGTCTGAGGCATTTTCTTATATATCAGATTGGTTCGTCGCAACACCAGACGCAAATGTAGTCGAGGCGAAAACCTTAAAGAAAGGGCTACTTGAATGCAAGGTGGTTGGCGATAATACCTTTATGGATATTATGGAGAATGGAATACCTCACAAGCACGAATTGCAGGTTCAGGGTCAAATGATGGCTTCTGGAGCTGATTGGGTAGATTACATAGTAGTCAACCTTAAAACCCAGCACTACATCATCATACGTATCGAGCGGAATGACGAGCTCATCAAGCAGATTTACGAGCGATTGCACGAGCCACTAGATTTGCCAGAGTTATCCGACTTAGGAGTAAAGAGTTTTGACCCAGAATTGCTTACACAATATATGAATAATAACCAAGGTATCACTGAAAATGAAGAAGTAGTGATACCAGATGATATAGGATTTTAGAAGATATGAAAATTGACGTAACACACATCTCGTCAGTTTACCCTCTCGGGACGACTGACGGGACGACATACACAATTGTTCCGAGGAGATGAAGATGAAGAACACCTTAACCAAAATCTGGTGGAGTTTTCTTGCGTTTTTGCTTATCGTAACAATCAGAGGTTTTTTCATTAGCGTTGGACATAATTACCCTGTAGAGGAGAAGCTATCCGAGAAAGACCTCTTCTTAATGGCAACGAAAGATTGCTATAAACAATCGGCGTCTACTTTAGGTCTTGAAGAAAATAGCCCGATTGTTGTTGAGTATTGCGGTTGCTATGGTAACACGATGGGGCAAAAATATAATGGTATGACCAAGCGAGAGCTTGTGTCGCACACGCAAGAGTTTGTAAAAATTGGAGAGCAATGCGCCGCTGACGTAAGCTCAAGGTATCAACAATATCAATAAAGAAAGGATTATGTTATGGCACAATTAACATTTGTACTTGGTCGGAGCGGAACAGGTAAAAGTTCATCTCTGAGACATCTTAAGAAAGCTGACGGCGTTGGTTACATCACAGCAACAGGTAAACCACTACCGTTCAAAAATGACATTCCGCAATTTCACGCTAAGAATTATGGTGAATTGGCGGCAGCTATTAAAACCAGTAAAGCACCTATCGTAGTGATTGACGACTTCAACTACTTTATGAGTTTTGAAGAGTTTTCGAAAGCTAATATCAAGGGGTATGACAAGTTCACTGAGATGGCAGTCAACGTGGTCAACATCATCGAGTTGATTACGAAGAAAGACACAGACCAGCGATTTTATATCCTGGCTCACAGCGAGCAAAACGACGAAGGCTTACTGAAGTTGAAAACAACTGGTAAAATGGTAAGTGATAAGTTCGTTCCTGAAGGGTTGACAAATCAGGTAATCGAAACAGCAGTTATCGACGGTGAGTTCGTCTTTAAGGTGAGGACTGATGGTACAGGCATTAAAACACCACTAGGAATGTTTGAAGCCGACACCATCCCGAATGACCTTAAAGAATTGGACAAGGCAATAGTAAACTTTTATAAATAAAGGAGGACAATATGTCAGAAGAAGAAAAGTTGCAGAAAGAGTTGTTAAAAGAACTAGGGAATAACGACGTCAAGGTCGCAAAAGATGCAGCTGCTAAAATGAAGGAAAACATCTTGAACGACAATAATGGTAATTGGCTTGGACTTGGCGTTCACGAAGTTTCAGTGGACAAAATTGAGCTAACTCGTGCAAAATCAGGCACACTAGGTATGGAGTTTACTGTCAGCAACGCTGATGGTAAAGCTACAGCTACTATGTGGCTAAGTGAGGCAGCATTGCCATACACTATCGAGAACTGTAGCCGCTTGGTGGTTCATAACGCCGAGCAGGATAAAAAAGATAACGCCCGCAACTTTATGAGCAACATTCTTAGTGCTAAAGAACTATTTGACACAATGGTTAAGATGTTAGAGCAACGCAAGAAAGCAGGGAAAGAGTTTGCTTGTTGGCTATCTGTAAAAGAAAGTGAAACTCGTACTTATACTAACAAAAATGGAGAAGAAGTCCCATCAATCGAGCGTTCTTTGTTAAGCTTTAAGCCGAAAGAAAAAGCTAAGACTGCTGTTGAAAAAATGATTGACAACAGTGAAGACGTAGACCTCTCGGAAGTTCCATTCTAAGACTAAATATGCGGGCATATAGCCCGCATAACGGGCAACTTGGGATAATCTATTCGTTCTTTTAGACCTTTGCACCCAGGTTGTCCATTATGCGGGCTATATAAGGAATAATATGCTAGAGCGGGATTTTAAGAGGAAAGAGCAAGAGCGTTTCAAGAAACGTGGATGGACTATAATCCAATTAGTAGCGGGTCCAGGAGTACCTAGTGGTTTCCCAGACACGCTATTTTTAGCACCAAATGGTTACCATTGTTTTGTCGAGTGGAAGAAATCAGAAGACGCTGAGCATCAACCGCTACAAGACCTCTGGAACCAAAAATTGAACAATATGTCGCAAGACAGTTTTTTTATATACCCAGAAAACGCAGAAGAAGTATTAAAGCTAATTCGTAAGAAAGGAGAAACAACTAAGTGATATCTTTATATCCATCGCAGGAGCGATATTTAGAGCAACTAGGCGATAGACCGTATATCTTCGCAGGTGTTGGTTCTGGTAAGACCTTAATGGCGATATTCAGAGCCTACAGGAGTGGTTCACGTAAAGTCTTAGTTATTTGTCCAGCTTCGGTTCGAGATACTAAGGTCTGGGAATTGGATTTGGAGAAGTCTGGATTAGAGTTCGATGATTTCCAGGTCAAGGGTTACAGCTTCTTGCAGAAATATCAGACGGGCAACCTAGCAGATTATGACGACTACTACATCATTATCGATGAAGCACACAGGATTAAGAACAGCCAAAGCAAGCAAGGCTTAGGAGCTTTTTATCTTTGCTCACGCACTTCTCAGGGGTATTCACTACTAAGTGGCACACCAATGAGTAAATGGGCAGACGCAGTGAATTACGCCAAAATCACAGGCTTGGTAAGGAATAAGACCGAGTTCTATCGTCGATATGTAGTCGAGCAACGCTACAAAGGCTATCCAGAGATTGTCGGCTATAACCGTACAGACGAGTTAGCCAATTGGTGGAACGGTATTGCATTGAGAGGACGTTCAGAAGACTTTGTAGAATTACCAGAGCGTCAAGTTATCGAGGTAGACATCCCAGTCAAGAGGAAAGAATACATCTCAATGCTTAAGACTAGAACAACTTCAGATGGCGATATGTTGGATAACGCTTCGAAATTGACTTGGGCATTACGCCAATTTGCTGAGGTGGCACCAGAGAAGATAAATTGGACGGTTGAGAAGATTGAAGGATTAGACAACTGTTTGGTATTCGTCAACACCGTGAATGCGATTGAGAAGTTGAGCGAGGCATTAAAGAAGAAAGGTATTAAGCACGGCGTTTGGTACGGAGCTAAGAAAGACAAGTTTGCAGACCAAAACGTGATGATTATGCAATACCAATCTGGCGGAACTGGCTTAAACTTGCAGAAGTTTAACACTACCATTTTCTTAAGCCCTTGCTACAGTTTTATTGACTACTCACAAGCAGAAGGTAGAACTTACAGGAACGGTCAGTCGAAACGATGTGTGTTTTATCAACTGAAGTCGCAACATACAATTGACACGGCAATCTATAAAGCATTGAATGCGAAAAAAGACTTCGATAATAACTTAACTAATTTGGACGACAAGACTATAATAGAATTATTAAATGGCAACGCCTAGGAGGGGAGTAAATGTAAATGTTTATTTTAATCTGGATAATAATTGTTATGGCTCTGCTAATTTTTGCAGCTATTTCAGAGTACAACATAGCAAAGCAAGATGAAGAATGGATGAAAGAGGAGGAAAAGAAATGGAAAAAGAAGTAAAGCCTTACTACGAGGACGATTATCAGTCATTAGATGAGGTCGACACAGTAGACTTGCTGGAGATGAAAGAGGGTGCATTAAACGACCTGAACGAGAGCGAGCGAACTATTCACCGCATAAATCAGATACTAGCTAGCCGTGCAATTTATGCCACGCAACTAGAATTATTCTAAAGAAAATAATTACCAGAAAGGGAACAATTTATGTTTACAAATACTTCTAAAAAATCTGACAAACGTAAGGCTTTAGAAAACGAAGCACTTGAGATTATCGAAAAACTCACAAAAGAATTACTAGAGGCATTAGATGCAGAACCTAAGTTGCGTCAACACGCTGACGAGCTGTCGTCAACAATAATTGAAAATTATGATGAAAACTCCGACCTTGCAAAGAATATAAAATTCGCTGTACGAGTTTTGATGGTAGTTGATGTTATCAATAGTGTAGGAACTAAGTTTGAGGACACATCCGACGTGAAGACTGCACTTGTTATGACTGCCGAGACTGTGTTCGGATTGTCAACAATGGAAGCTGTCGCACTTGCGGACGGCATCGGCGAAACCGTTTTTAAGTCATACCAAGGACTTCCTCAAGACGGCAAGAAAAATGGAGCCGTCGACAAAACTCTATATATGTTAGCTGCGTGTTTTGACACTTTAGAAAAACATCCAAAAGAGAGCTAAAAAAACTGCAAAACTGCCGTCTTGCAAACGGTCGCACCTTTCTTTTATTAAATTAAAATTGGAGATATATAGTAATCATGGCAAACTTCTTAGGGCTAAACACCTTACTAGACGAGATTGACAAAACAGTCTCAGACAAAATTGACGATAAAATATCAAGCGAAATATCAGAGTTTAAGAAACTTATAAAAGACGCTGAGAAATCTATCAAAGAAAACGCACCATTCAAAATTGAGTATGATGGCAAGATTCACAAGGTTAAAGGCTTACGCCACAAGGCTTTGGACAATCTGATTGTTATGGCTTCTCAGAAAATCCCTGTAATGCTAGTCGGAATGGCAGGAACTGGAAAGACGCACGCCGCCACTCAGGTCGCTGAGGCATTGGGATTGAAACACTACACAATGTCGGTAGGTGCTCAAACCTCAAAATCAGACATAATCGGCTATATGCACGCTTCAGGAGGCTACGTGCCGACACTCTTCCGTAAAGCGTATGAGGAGGGCGGAGTGTTTTTGATGGACGAAATCGACGCTGGTAACGCTAACGTTCTTATCCAGGTGAATGCGGCACTGTCTAACGGGTTCTGTGCCTTTCCAGACAAAATGGTGGAACGACACAAGGACTTTGTCTTTATTGCCTCTGCTAACACGTTCGGAAACGGCTCTAACCGTATGTATGTAGGTCGTAACCAACTTGACGCTGCCACGCTTGACCGCTTCGCTGTGTTGGTCTGGGACGTTGATGAAAAGCTGGAAGACAAAATGGCAGAAGCGTACGGCAAGACTGGCAAGAAATGGCTCAAGGTCGTGCGAGAACTGAGAAAAACTATCGAGGAAGACGGTATTCGAGCCTTGGTAACGCCACGAGCCACTATGAAAGGCTGTTCTTTATTGAATGCTGGGCTTGATTTTGACACTGTCTTAAATGCTGTGATTGTAGAAAACTTACCAAATGATAAGAAGTCGCGTTTTCGAGATATAGCTAAGGAGAAATGGGACGGAAAATCAAAGAAAGAAAAAAAACGTGGACTAGTCTTCGACGAAAGCAGTTTTGAAATATTTTAGTAGGTGTTTATGGAATTGATAGACTATAATACATTGAAAGACATCGAGCGAGGAGATGGCTACATCTTCGGAAAGTTCTGTAATAAAACCAAGACAAGTCTAAAATATCTTGAGAATAAAGAGCTTTGCGGGAAGTTCGAGGGTGTCGACATATTCTTAAACGCTTTGACAGATACGAGCTTGGCGAAGGGGAATTACGGCAACAGTTCTCGCAAGATGGGTAAAAACAGCTTCAATCTCTTCGAAACTTACGTCGAGGCGATGGACACTTTCAAAAATAATCCGTCTAAAGTTGCAAACTTCATCGAGAAAGACGACAAGATTTTGGGCGGTGATAGTGCTGGAATGGGTGTCGAGTATGACGTTACTGGCGACTTCATCGACATGGGCAGATACGTTGAGGGAATACCAGAGACTTTCGGAAGCATGTACAACGGAAATCCACGCTCTAAGCGAGTAAACATCTTAATACCTGCTATGGTAAGCTGGGGGGTCGACCACGAGCTAATAAATAAACGCTCTGAGCGAGTAAAACGGCTGGTAGATTGGCTGGAAACTAACCAGGTGCGGTGTGCGGTAACTGTTATGTTCACTAACGACAACTGGCATTGCGAGATAGTAGTCAAGAAGTTTGACGAGGTCTTTAATATAAACGATATAGCGATTGCTACACACTCTGAGTTTTTCAGACGCTGTCAGTTCAAATTCGGAGAGAGCTCACCTGTTCTTACCGATGGTTATGGGACATCCATTTGTTTCTGGCACAATACAAGGTTGGAGGATATAATCAAGCAAGAATACAACAACGAGTTTAATGTTGTGATTGGCGGTAAATTGATGTATGTAGACCAAATAGAAAGGAATATGGATGAACTCGAGGAAGTCCTCAAAAAGACAATATTCGAAGACCGAAACGAGGAGAACTTCATAGGCTGTATGCTGGGGGTTTAATGATGAAAAGGAATATTAAAGGACGTAATTACAAAATGCCAACACCTAGAGTTTACAGCATGAAAGAAACTCGCACCACGCAATTCATACGTAGACAACTGATAAATAAGAACGGAGCGACCTGCGCGCTTTGTGGTAAATCAATCGAAACAATGAAAGATTGCACAATTGACCACATCGTGCCAATCAGCAAGGGTGGCTTAACGACAATCGAGAACTGCCAGTTGGCACATAGAAATTGTAATTTGAGTAAAGGCGATAAGGAGGCGGTATATGTTTTCAATACATCCAATAGAGGTGATGTGGGCACAAGCACCAGAGGACATCAAAGTGAGGTTAGCTCTTAGTCTTATAGTAGAGATACTTAAAATATCAGATGGCGGGCGTGCAGAGGTTACCCTTGACGATGGCAGATATGAAATTGTGCTTAATAAATTGGATTAAACTGCACGAAATTGTGTAGACAAGGAAAGGATAGACAATGAAGTATTACAAACTACTTAAAGATTTACCGACATTCAAAGCTGGAGATTTATTCTATATATCTGAATATGGTGCTTTGGTCTATGACGATGGTGGCTATGGTGTTATGGCTTACGCCCAATCGACGCTTGAAAAGTTTCCAAATATTCTCACAGAGTGGTTCGAGGAAGTCGAACCGACAGACAGTATTCACTGGAAGCCTAAAATAGGCGAGGAATACTGGTCGCACTACTCGGACGGAGAAATTGGGTGTTTTACTTGGAGCAAAGACCCCTGGCACGCTTCGATGTATAGGGTTGGTAGGGTTTATCGCACTGAAGAAGAGTGCGAAAAAGCACGCGAGCGTGAACTAGCCGAAGTCAGACTATGCCGAACATCAATGTTTAAGCCAGATTTTAAGAATGGAAAAGGCGGCTGGATGGTCTATTATGACCATGGATGTGAAACGCTCGCCGTGTGTGAACTTGATTACTATGATGATGGAGAAATCGTACGTTACAAAACCAAAGCAGAAGCTGAAAAATCTATCAGAGAAAACGAGCAAGATTGGAAGATTTATTTTGGAATTGACCCGTCAGATACAAATGAAAGCTAAATGTACCCTACGGGGGTAAGGAGGAAATTAAATGAAAGGTCTAATAAATCGGATAACTAAGTCATGGGAGGAAATCAAGGAAGCAGGTATTTTTTCGTCTATCTGGATGGCGTTGTTTATAGGAATCCTTATATTCCTCATCTTCAGTTCAATAGGGGCTGAAAAGGGACTATCTAGGGACGAAATTTGTCAAAAGCATTTTGGTAAAGATTATGTCTGGGAAAACGGGTATAGAAGTGCAGACTTTTGCGTAGGTGATTCAGGAATACCAAAATACCCTAAATCATGGGGGGAGTAAATAATAATGGACAAACACGAGAGACAACTATATCGTATAATAAAAACAGTTATACAAGATTCTAGACACAAAAGTCCGTTGCAGATACACGGGCAGATACTCTTAACTTTAGATAGTGTTGAGGAACTAGTTTTATTGGGAAAAAATGACGCACTATTAGAGGCGGCAGAAATTGTTAAATCAGAGTATGAAAACCCAAGCGAGCTTCCATACACTCATATGGTTAAGCAGATAAGGGACAAAATGACAGACAACCAGGCTAAGATTCTTGAGCTTATTAAAAGCCAATATAACGGTCTTTTCAAAGACGTAAAGGAGATTGAAGATGAAGATTGACATTAGATTACCGTTCATCACTATAGTCAAGACGGACAATCTAGCAGATATGAGGAGAGATATCGATAAAGCTAAGAGAGAAATCGAAAAGAAACATGACGAGATTAAAAGGGATATACAATTTTGGAGTGGTGTTTTTGGGCGATTCTCTAAACAGGAATGTTTACATTGCGGAAAAGAGCTGGTGATATCGCCAATTGGAAGCGGTTATTATATAGAAAAAGACGGTGTTGTGCATATACATTGTATGAACGAATATCTTGAACGCCGCAAAAAACAGTAAGGGAGATAAGCGTGGACGAGCTACAGGATTTATTGTCATTTGCTTGGCAAGGGACAAAGAAGAACCGATATACACTAGACAAATGGTCAGATGACAAGAATTGTCGTCCATTAAAATCTAGTAAAGCTACGGCGAATGCCTTGCTTACTGGATACCGACAGCTTGATAAGACAGGTCGCTGGAAGCTTATAGCAGTTGACCTAGACCACAAAGACAACTGGGACGAGGTCATAGCTACCTTCAAGGCTTTGGAGCTACCACAAACTCTTACAGTGGCAACTCCGAGTGGTGGCTATCACTTGTTTTATTGGGTATTGAAGGATATCCCCGTCCAAAACATCAATGACGACAGGCACTGCAAGAACTTTGAATTGAAAGGCGACAACAGCAATATAACAGCTCCAGGAAGCGTCTTTAAGTGTGGTGCTAGCTACAAAATAGTGAGAGATGTGCCTATAGCCAGATTGCTTTCTGGAGAAGCTTACAGGCTCTGTAAATACAAAAAGGAGTGGCACCCTCCTGTATATACAGACAAGACTATAGATAGCAACGACGTAGAAGCGGTCGCTAGGTCTTACGACCCACGAGCGAGGCATAATCCACGAGGCTGGAGTATTCGATGTCCGTTTCACGAAGACAACCGAGCAAGTGCTATAATATTCAATAGCGGTTGGCTATATTGTAGCGGCTGTGGGAAAAATGAGAAAGTAGTGAAGTAGCGTGCTTGCGGCAATAATTGTGTAAGACAGGACAAATTGAGGGGGAACAAATATGACGCGAACCCCTACTATATGGAAATTAGTCTATGAAGGAGGGTATATATGCGAATACAGATAGACTTAATACCGACATATAAGAAACAAGTTCCAGTGGAAGTTATTCCGCCAGAGTGGAAACAATTTATCGACTATGACAACCGATGAGATTGACCAAATAACTCCAGAAGAAAGAGCGTCTTTAATTGGTTTTTGTCGTGAATGCGGCGAGTGGGTAAAGTTCAATGCTAAGACAGAACGTGCCGAGTGTCGCAACTGCAAAAGACCGTTAGACGCTAGGACAATTCAAACACAGCGGACATTCAATCCGACAAGAAAAGTCCCTAAGAGTGTAAGAAAATAGTGTATAATAATATTGTGTGAGGTTGAGTTCGATGACGAGGTGTCAGAAAACTCAAAAAAAGAGGCAAGATATATCGTCTTTGCCTCTTTTTTCTTATGTCGTACAATGTTATTTTCAGTTGTTCGGGATTTCCGAATTACTCAACAGCTTCTTTCATCTGACGTACTAAGTCTAGAATAATAGTCTTAGCCGCAGATAATCCAGCCGCGATTGCAGACAATGCAGTAGCCATTGTTAAAGCATATAGCTCGTGCCAGCTCGCTGCGAATAACAAGTTTACTAAGTTTACGCCAGCTAGTAAAAATGTTGCGATAAACGTCTGTATGAATGTCCATCCAGCACGAATAGCCACGTCTTTATAGTCAATATTCTTTAGTGCTTTTAGTTTCATATTACCTCCTTATTTCTTAAATTTGAAAATACTCATCAAAAAATCGATAATCTTCTCTAATAAACTTTTATTCTTAGCGATATCTTGACTTAATTTGCCGATAGACCTCAT